ACGATTGGCTTTGTATTCAGGATATAGTTTTCTTCTCTTTGGTGAACCACCCTTACCATCAAAGACGATGATACAACGAGATGGTTTTAGAATATCACAAGTATATCTTATTGACCGAAGAAACCCAATTAATCCACCAATGTGTAATCCGTCATCGTTTAATGCTGGATTGACCGCGAACCCACGAATGAAGGTGTTGAGTCCATCGATAATCAACACCCTATCATTCAATCGTGTTACTTCTTTGTGTTCTTCGTTTTTGGTTTGGTCTAAAAAAGATATAAATTTTTCATTTAAATCAGTTTTAGAGTTCATCCACTACCTCATCAGTATCTACAACATCATCTATACCAAGTACCTTAGAATCATATTTAAGAATACAAGCATCACATATCTGTTTATAACAAAATTCTTTCAAATCTGGATTCTCTGTTACTAATGTTTCAAAGTCCTTTGATTGAAATTTGTATTCTTTGATAAGTTCACCTGTTTCTATATCAGCATGACTGATTGTATACCAAGCACCACCTTGTTTAAGTAACTTATGTTCTTTCATAACCGTGAGCCAACTACCATAATCATCAATACCAGTATCAAAGAATAATGGAAACTCGGCAGTTCTCATTGGAGGACCAAGACGATTCTTAATCACTTGACCTTTTATCTTAATACCGATTGTATTCTTCTTACTAGCATCTTTAATCTGACCCATATTCTTAAAACGAACACGAGTAGATGCGTGAAATGGAAGAGCCTTACCACCACTTGTAGTCCAAGGGTCTCCGAACATTACACCGAGTTTCTGACGTAATTGATTTGTAAAGACGAGAGCCACTTTTTGTCGAGCTATCATTTGTGTTATTTTTCTCATTGCTTTTGATATGATGATGGCTTTAGCAGTTGCCCAACCATCTTTATCAAAGTCAGCATCCATCTCTACCTTAGTAGAAGCAGCTGCTAATGAATCAACAAGAATTGTAACTAACTTATCTTTATCTGATTCTCTAATCTTTGTAACGATTGTTTCAATAGTTTCAAATACTTCTTCAACCGTTTCAAGGTGTACATATAACATTTTAGTTGTATCTATACCTATCGCTTCAAGAAATTCAGGTGATACTGCTGATTCTGTATCTATATAAACAGCTATACCATCTTTTCTCTGTGTTGAAGCTAACAAGTGAGAACCAATAAGAGATTTACCACTTCCTTCTAAACCATTTAATTCAGTAATCTTACCTACGGCAACACCACCATTTGGTTTATTGGAAATAGCAATATCTAACATTGTTGAACCAGTTGAAATCCAATCTGTTACATCAGTTGGATTAGAATCTTCATCAAGAAAGTATGCAACTTTTTGATGTTTGAATTGTTTATTTAGTTCATCGGCTATAATTCCAGCCAATGCATCTTTTTCAGACATAACTTTTCTCCTATGATGAAATGGTGATTGTATCCGGTAGCAAATACATGGACGGTTTTATCCCAATCTTCAACAACCACCAATTTCAGTTGTTTATTTAGCTATTGAATAAATCGTCAAATGCATCTGACACATCTGTTTTAGTAGCAGTTGTAGTAGCAGTTCCAGTATTTGAAGTTGGAGCTGTACTTGTAGCTACACCAGCTGATGTTTCAGTTGTATCATCTGATGGATTTAAGAAATTACCAAGAGCTTCTTTTAAATCATCATAAGTAGGTTCTGTGTAAAGTTCCGTCAAATCAGATTGATTATCAAAGATACTTTCAAGAAGTGTTGCGTTTTCAGTAATTGGTGTTTGATTAGGTTTAACTCGAACTGTTGTCTTACCATACTGATTACCAGCTTCTGCTGGTGTCTGACGTTCAATGCCAACATCACGACCTGTTGTTGGGTCTGTAATATCACCATAATCAGGGTCAGCGATAACACCTAATAGTTCTTGATAAACTGTTTTACCAAATCCCCAAAACTTAACACCTTCATCTTCACGACCACGAACTACAACGGGAACAAATGTTCTCATTTTAGGTTCAAGTCTTTTGCCTTGAATCCATTCGTCTTTATTACCTGTTGATTTAAGTTTGTTTGCAAACTCTTCAACTGGGTCTGGTCGGCCGAATGACATCGGTGACATATAGGTCTTATTGTTACCTAAATTATAATGAAAGTATAATTCAATGAAAGGATTATCTTTATTATGTTTGTAAGGTACAATACGAACTAATGTAGTTCCTGGTTCTGGTTTCCAAAAGTTATCTTTGGTTGAGGTTGTTGATTGTAACTGTGTGAGTTTTGATTTAATTGCATTTAAATCCATGTTTACTTCTCCTGTGTTTTATCTTTTATCGTTTATTGTTTATGGTTAAATCGTATAACCACGTAACCTTTTATGTATATAAATATACAACATTTTAGCTATATAAGCCAAGTCTTTTTTTTATTATTTTGAAATTAATCCTTCGACATAATATTTAAATGTGTCGAGTGGTAGTGCACCTGGATTAGATGAAGCTTTACCATCTTTTGTAATCATAACTAATGTTGGAATACTTCTTACTCCGAACATCATAGACATTTCTGGTTCTTGTTCTGAATCTACTTTATAGAATGATACTTTGTCTTTGTATTCTTCGGCTACACTATTGAATGTTGGTTCAAACACCTTACAAGGACCACACCATTCAGCGTAGAAATCGATTATAATAGGCTTTCCTGTGAGGTTTTTTCCTTCACTATACATTGACATCAATTTTTCTTTTGTTAAATTAGTCATCACAATCTCCATGTTCACAATCACAATTACAACCACAATGTTTTTTCCATTTGTCTATTGGACATTCAGCCACAGCATAATGTACTTTAACATTCATAAAACAAGCACAATGAGAACATCTACCATCTTTTTTGTTTGTATCTGGATTGGTTTCATCATAAAGTAGGTGAGGACATTGTTTACATATCTCCCACCTTCGTTCAGCTTCTTCTGCAGTTGTGATTACTTGTGAACCTTTTAACCAAGATTTGAGAGATTTCCAATGAGTCGTAGCTATATCTCTAACTTGTTGAGATGCTGGTGGAAGTTTTTGTTCTCCCTTCAACATCTCTTCAGTTTCTTTAATACATTCTATTTCTTTTTGGGTCGCTTCTCTGTCTTTTGTTACCTTTGGTCTAAATTTGGCCAATACTATTAAACCCCTAAATGGTCTAATAAAGAATCAAGTTTATCTTCAATAGCTAATTCCCAATCTGTTGGATTATTATCTACATCATCCATAGTAAAATCTAAATCATTTAATTTTTGTTCTAACTCATTTATTCTTTTTTCTAATTTACTAACCGTATTTTCAAGGACTTTTGTATTTTGAGATGGTGGTTGTTGAGCACCTTGTCCATCTCGTTGTTGTTTAAATCGTTGTAAAATTGACTCTACCGGTTGTAAATTTGGTAGATGTGAATTTTCATTTTTCCACTTATCATATTCCTTACCCCAAGTTTCTAATTCAGCATCAGGAGCTTGTGAATTTGGTGGTTTAGGTGGTTCTGTTTTTGGTCTTGGTCTTTTGAGAATTTCATTGGCCGATTGTATCTTTGGAAGATGTGAATTTTCTTCAGCCCATTTCTTATATTCTTTTTTCCACTTTGTTTCTTCTTTTCCAGTTGAACCTTGAAATGGTGGTTTTGGCATTTGACTTTTTGGTCTTGGTGGTGATGGAATATCTTCACCATCTAACCATTTTTCAATAATATCTTTTTCTCTGAATCCACATATACCTTTACCGGTATCGGCGTTTATAAGCCATGGTGTTCCACATTGAGTATTGAACTCTTTTTTAAGTTCATCATTGATTTTCTTATTTTCTGGATCTGATAAATCTAATTTAAGAATATCATGGCCTTCTTTAATCAACTCATCAACGATTGGTTCTGTTTTTTTACACCAACCACATCCTACTGAATAAAAATAATACCACGGTGATGATTCTACTGTTTCCTCTACGACTTCTAGAGTTTCTTCTTTTATTTCTGACATAACCTATTTCTCCTATTGTATATATAAGTATATATGAATTACTGAAAACGACTAATCTATTTTTATTATTTTATAGATTCTTGTGTTGATTTTGTTTAGTCCATCTGAATTTGTAACTAATAATGTATTTTGGAAATTTTCCCACGAAACAATAAATTTACTATCTACCACTCCATTGTTTAAATCTGCAATAACTTCATTCAAAGCATTAATTGTATATAATGTATTTGTATGTTTTTTTCTGTGTAATGATATAGTTCC